TTCAAACTCAACTAGACCACCTATATATTCTTTAAAAGAACCCGGTGTTATAGAATATTGTTTATTTTGATGGAATAATTTTTCACTGTCATCACTATAATCGCCATTATAAACCATTCTATAATCAGGAGCTGATGGTACAGTCAAATTATTGTCATTACCAAATGTGATTGTTGCCCCTTCTACGTTATAACTAGCCATATCCTGGACTCCTCCTGCATGAAATAATGTCACAAGAGCTTTACCAGAGTTAAATACAATATCTTTTACAGAGTGTTCTAAAGTTACATTAGGTGATGCTCGCGCATCAGAGGCGCCTTTGCCTAAATAATTAGATATGTTTCCGGAGGTCCTGTTATCCACGATTGTTGAGTCTTCGATTATTTTATGGTGTATCAAATTAAACTCTTCATTTCCTTTGTTGACATATCCGCCTCCTATAACGTCAAACTTACAATTTAGTGAATCATTAGGAGTTCCACTGTCCTCATCGTACGATGTTTGTATAGATAGTATGAATACCGCTAATTCATTTTTATATTCTTCGTAATTAATCAATCCATTCTTTAATTTGAATGAAATATTCAGCATCGCTTTTGTGATACCATTATTAATATTTGACCATCCTTCATTTAGGATACCTGCCCATTCATCCGAGTTCATCCCATTATTTAGATATTGTTCCCAAGTCCATGCACCGCGAAGCGTGGTTTGATCAATACTGTCTACTGGTGAACAACTTTGAGTACAATCAGGCGGACAAACATCGCCGTCACCTGGAGTACAAACGGTGATTCCATCAGCCTGGGTGCAAGCACCTCTTGTGCAAAAATCCGCAGGACATTCATTATTATAGGTTGGCTCACATTTGGTTTTAAAAAGACCTTCCGGATTGTCATCCGACGCCAGCAAGGAGGAATGATTTTGTTGTGCAATATCATTTTGTAAAGCCGTGACCCCATCACTATTTATAGGAATATATTTACCACTAATTATTTCTTCATAGTCGTTTTCTATATCGTCTGGAATATTCGTGGAAAAAACATCTATCTTTCTTTTTAGAAACTCGAGTTTAGTATAAAAAACGTTCCTACAACGGACATCTTTTTTGAGTTTTTCTTCTAACTCATCCGCTTGTGTGGTAATCATCGAGTTTGCAAGAGTATTAATAGCAATTTCATTTTTTTTTAACCTAGCCCCCGAATGAAAATCAATAATCTCACCGGATTCAGGCTTTGAATATTCGTCATAATTCTCTTGGGAACCATCCGGTTGGATGAAATTTTCGTGTCTTTCATATAATATACCACTTGTAATCTCTATATCAGCAGTATCACGAGTATCACCTCCACGATACTTACAATTTTTACTTTCAATATAATTATCACCACCTATATCTTTATGATAATATTTGGTTGAAGGAACTCCAATGTCTCCTCGGTTATCACCGGAGCAGAGGCTCCCGAAGTCCACCTCTCTAAGACCAGAACGACAGCTATCAGAACCATGATCATATTTATTATTAACTGGAATAGAATTTTGGGTCCCCGTCCCCGAAAGAGAACTATAATCACCGCTATATCTACCTATGTTTAATTCACAATTATTTTTATATATATCTTTAAAAGCAGATAACATAACATTACTTTTATCCGCTCCACCCCTGGCATCAATGTCAGTATATGTAAAAGCTAAATGTGTATTTAGATTATCTATATCATCGCGGAGGGTGTTGCTGCCAACTGTTTCGCCATGTTTCCAACCATCTGCAGAAGATGACCTTGGACTATGATAAGGGTAATCATTAGCAGAAGGGAAATTATTTGGTAAAAAATCAATTAATCCGGGAGTTTTATGAGAAACTATTTGCTCATCATTTGGTACGCATGTTTGATTAGATCCTTCACTACCCTCAATGATTATTCCAACAGATCTACATTTGTTATCTGGTATTTCCCAACTGTCATTTTTTTCATCACCATCTGATCCTGTAACATTTGAATGCCGACTACAAAAATATTCCATACATTTTTCATCTTGCGGAAACCTACATAATCCACTTGTATAAATATCGTAATAATTTTCATTAGATGAATTATAGTTATTCAATACTTTTCTGTCCCCATTAATATCCCATATACAACCATTTTCTTCACATTCAGCGCGCCCCGGATTTTGAATTTTCAAACATGGATCATTTGTTACTAAACCCGCATTGACATCTGCATGACTGATTATTTCGTGAATATTTGTTTTCCCCGCATTTATAGAATCAGAAGCATCAAAAATAGATTCAATTATTCGATTATATCCACAGTATCCTTCATCATTTGGCACCCATATACATTCTCTATTATTTGAACTGCCAATACAAGTATTTTTAGTTGTAAAATTACTACAAGTTATTCCAGCATCACTTGATGAATCGGGTAATATATTACCTTCGCATACACCTGGTTCTAATAATTTTTTTTGTGATGTATAATCGCATTTTCTTTGATCACATCCATATGTATCAGGTTCAATTAATTTATATCTTCCATCTATAGAATCATCTGTCAAAATATCAGATGAACTACAACTCATAGTGTCTGACGAGACTTGGCATACTTTTTTAAGTGGATTTCCAGGTACACTACCATCAGGTAATGACCATTCACATCCAAGTATTTTTTCACACAAATCTTGAGAGTCCTTACCTGTACAAACGCTAGCATCCCTCGTCCAAGTATCTGACCCTGTACCGTTACGTACACAACCTGCCGCCGCCACGCCAGAGCTACCTTGAACTTCGCATGTGTTTCCAGTTGAAATTTCTCGTTGCATACATTCTAAGAAATTTTTTGATCCGCAATCAGGTGAAAGGCATTGCGACATTAAATGTAATATAATATTAATTATATTATATTTTTAAAAAAATATGAAATTATTATAGTAATATTGAAATTGATACGAAAAATGTTATAACAGATGTTATAACAATCCATATCCACTTTGGCCAATGATTAATATTATACCACGAAATGATAGTTATATCTGAAATAGGTGCAGCCATTTTCAATTCTATCCGTGGGAAAAATAATCTTTCACTTAATAAATATGTAAAATATTCTTTTGATATAGAAATATTTGAAAAATAGTGTGGTATGATTTCAAAATCTACCATTATTGATCCCTTGTATATTTTATTTATGTTAATTTGTTCTTCTAAAATCTTTACTTCTCTATCTTTATTCAAAATGTCAATTATATCTTTCTTAAAATTCGTTTCGAATAAAAATCTTTTTGATGATTCTTCTTCGCCAACTGAAATTAAAAACGAACCATTGAAAATTAATGTCGCGCGAATAGTTTCTCCTTCTGAAATATAATTCATTTCTTCTACATTTATGTCTCCCGGAAAACGACAACATTCTTCTTCTGTATTTCCGTATGTTTCATTTGCATTAAAAATTGGTACCATTGGTTCGGGGCAATTGAAGTTAATATATATATTTTCATTCCCTCTACATTTTATATCAGAAGAACAGCATTCTTCAATTGTAGTCCCTTCTTTTTCATCAATCCTATTTGAACTTTCAGGACAGTCAACATCTTCATTTGAATTTGTATTCCCAGAACACAAACCCGTTATAATACAACACTCCTCTATAGAACTTCCAAGACGAATAAAACTATCATTAACAAACTCTTTGTTTATTCCTCCACATGAAAAATCATCTGTTTCATCTATATTTCCTCTACACATTCCAATACCAATTGGTCTCTGTAGTTCTCTGCTCCAATCATTTATAATTTCTATAATTGCTCTCTTTTGATCTTCATCACTTAATTCTTTTGCTTGATGAAGGTGTTCAAGTGCTTCATTTAATAATTCATCAACATCCGAAGGCCGTGTATTTTTAATTTTTCTTATCTCGTTGAATATAAGGATTGCCGCAGATATAAAATGTGGTCTTCCCCACATAGATTCCCCAATACTATATAGGTTAGAATTAGTACAACAAATATTTTGTCTTAATTCATCACTTTGTAAATTACTTAAATTGCATGTATCAACACTGCTATCACAACCATCTAATCCAGGAGGGATACCTCCATATCTCCCTTCATCCCAACATTCAGTTTCACTATTAACATCACATAAATGAGGTAATTGCGTCGCATTCATTTTCGGTATATCATTTTCTCCGCGACACGTCCAATCACTAAAACTATTATCAATATTCCCTTGACACATTTCAGCTCTTTGTCCGCAACAATTTCTTATTTTCGTCCCGTAATCACAATCTCCCGAACCATCAATACATTGTTTTGTTGTTTCTGCTTGTCTTAAATATTCGAAAGGCCATTCAGAACATGTATCAAAATCATCGGATGGATCTGAATTTCCGCGACACATTAAATCCCCGGCATTAGTAACCCCTTCAAGAGTAAAATTATATTTTTGAGATATAATAAATAATAGATAGTAAAAAATGAATAAAATCAAAAATATATTTATAATATCATAGTTTAGTTTCATATATATTTATATATTATTTTTTATTTATAAAAAAAAGTATACCAATAATTACTATAACAACTACAATAAGATAGTAAAATATTGGATTATTTGTTTTAATTAATCCACCTTTTTCCATAATACCTTTTAATTTACCCGCAATACTAAAAAGTTCTTTTTCTTTCTCTATCACATTATCGCATTTTTCAGTTTCTACTTGTAGTTCTTCTATTTTTTCTATAATTGCAAGATCTTTACCTTGAAGTTCGGCTGGACATGACATATTTAAAGGTTCTACATTACAAATCGCATTCACTTGTTTTCTCCCATAAGAACATTCACACGCTCCTTCACTTAACATTTTATTGCACATTAATGTATCGAATAACACTTTATCATCACAGCTTATTTTAACTATCCCGGTTGGTAAATATAGCTCAAAATCGCCACAATCATCATTTAATGCAATTTTTTTATCCTCTTCCAAACATTCAAAATTAAGTATTCTTTGAACACAAGTTGCTTGTGATACAACACCTTCAAAATTTTCATAAACATCATTATTTATAAGATAGAAAAATAAGACGAGAGATAATATCAAAAGTTGATTAATATCCATAAAAATATATTATAATTAAATATTATAATTAAATAAAATGATTAAACATTTATTGTTTGTTTATAGTTATTTAATTTATGGATTATATTTTTTCTTTCAAGGAAAAGAAGTTTCAATGTTATATTTAATACTATTATTATTTTGTTCTTTTAAAGTTACCACAAATTATCGTGTATGTTCTATTGCATATATGGAATGTAAACTCCGCGATATTAAACGTGAAGAATCCATTATGAATCGATTTTTAGATCCAATCGTAGATTTAAGATATACAGAACATATATATCCATTAGTTTTAATAAGTTTTTTCTTATTAACATACAATATGATCTATTTAAAAAGGATAAAGAATATAACAATTATTTAAAAAATAAGAAAGAGATTATCTTATGAATTATTTATCATTCGATATAGGTATTAAAAACCTGGCATATTGTGAAATATCCCCTGATAAAAAAATACTTCAATGGGGTATTCTTAATTTAAATGAAAATCCATTTTGTTGTATGCATTTAAAAAAACAATGTGATAAACAAGCGTCCCATTGTATAGTAACTGGAAACTTTAAAAATTATTATTGCAGTTCACATATTAATCATAAATCATTGGAAACGAAAGACAAAAAAATAAAAAAGAAAAAATTAAATACAAATTATGATATGTGTAAATTATCTCAAACATGTATCAATAAATTAAATACAATTGATCTTAAAAATGTAAAGCATGTTTTGATTGAAAATCAACCTGCATTAAAAAATCCAACAATGAAAAGCGTACAAATGATAGTGTATACTTTTTTTATTATAAATGGGATTATGAAAGATACATCTAGTATCGAAAATATCCATATGGTAAATGCGCGGAATAAATTAAAAGTTTATAAGGGTCCTAAAATTGAATGTAATAAAAAGGGTAAGTATGCTCAAAATAAATTTTTAAGTGTCGAATACACAAAAACAATGATCATAGAAGAGAAGGGTGAATTTATAGAATTATTTAATGAATCAAAGAAAAAAGATGATTTAGCAGACGCATATTTACAAGGTATTTATTGGATTGAGAAATAAATTATTTAAAGGGTTTTAATCAATAATTATGAATAAATGAGTAATATATTACTAGAATCACTAAAAAATTACTATGAAAAGGATAATAATATGGATAAATTATTAGAAATCATACACCAAACAAATAGTAAGGTTTCATTAAGGATAATTGATTGGTTTGTTACAAATTATTCTAAAAAATATAATATTTTTTATTCTATATTTTTAAATGAAAATGATATGAAAACATTTGAAACTAAAGGTTATAATGATAAAGAAAATAAGCAAATACGATTATTCAATACCTATCATTCTTATAAATCGCAATTAAAATCATATTCAAAAAAGAAGTTTGATCCATTTTGCAGAAGAGATCGCATTGATTTTGAATATGAGGATGAGGGTACAATAAAAAAAATACAAACTACAATTGGTCAATTAAATTTTTTTAAATGGGCTATCGATAACTTAATTATTGATTATATTATTATACATTATTCTTCAATTGAAAAAGATATGACGGAAAGTTTTCAAGAAATCAAAAAACATAAAAAAATTTCAAAGGAAAGGAAAAAACGCCAAGAATTATCCAAATCGGCATCACGTGGATTAAATCAAACAAATGTTTCCGTTATTTTAAATTTTGATTAAAAAAAAAATATATATAATAATATAAAATGAATCAAGTATTAGCCCCCGTTACACAAGTTTTAAAGAAAAATTCTTCAAATATTAATTTATCATTATTATTATTGGTTGTTCTATTTTTGTTCCCAGTGAAACATTTTGTACCATACGATATTAAAGAAAACATCGAAGGAGAACTTAAAAAATTTATGCAAGTACCATGGATTATGGGACTTATTAGTATTGGGGTATTGGGGGTATACTATACAAATGATGTTAGAATGTTAGCATTATCTTTATATGTTATTCATTATTTAGCAATCCATCAATAATTAATTTTTGATAAAAAAAAAATATTTTCTATTATAAAATGTATTTTGAAAAACCACTATCTCCTTTAACTAATATTTTAAGAAGTTCCAGTAAAATTGTTAATTTGATATTAATAGTTTTACTCGTTTCATTATTATTCCCAATTGAAGATTTCTTCCCTTCAAATCCAATAAAAGTTGTAGAAGATGAATTGATTTCATTATTTTCTAATCCTGCAATATTGTCTATTGTTACTATTTTTATCTATTGTGTTTATTTAAGTGGAAATGAAACTATGTTAGTCTTAACATTATATATTATTCACCGGATGGTTCTACATGGAGGAAATACAGGTGGTGGTGCGCCATCCTCCCTGCCACCAACTGCAAGGACAACTCCACCACCGCCGAAGCCCAAAGCCGCGCCACCGCCGAAGCCCAAAGCCGCGCCACCGCCGAAGCCTAAAGCCGCACCACCGCCGAAACCCAAAGCCGCGCCACCGCCGAAGCCTAAAGCCGCGCCGCTGCCCGAAGAAGGCCCACCTGACATGTAATTATGCATCAATAAGGGCACTTCCGGGAATCGAACCCGGGACCTCTTGCACCCAAAGCAAGAATCATACCACTAGACCAAAGTGCCAAAATGCGTCGTCCGGGAATTGAACCCGGGACACCAGCTTGGAAGGCTGGTATGCTAACCATTACACCAACGACGCAATAGCTCAACGAGGTTTCGATCCTCGGTCCTCCAGGTTATGGGCCTGGCACGCTAACCACTGCGCCACTGAGCTAAAAAAAATAATTTAATCTATCCTTTATCTATTATCTATCCTTTATCTATTATCTATCCTTTATCTATTATCTATCCTTTATCTATTATCTGTCCTTTAATATTATTTAATATTATTTAATCATCCTTCTTTACGCGCACCTTACGCACCTTCTTCTTGGACGTTGGTTCTGGCTCGGGTTCGGGTCCATCTACTTCATCGTCCGAATCTTCTAGCATTAGAGGTGTTGCATTGTTTGACGAAGAATTTGTTTCTTCATCGCTATCCCCTTCATCTTCAGAATCAGAAAGAATTGCAAAATCACGGAGACCGCCTTCCGGTACCTTTACCCGCATTTGTTCAGCCCTCCACGTGCAACCAAACTTACCATTCGCAACCCAAATACCATTACACTTAAGAACAACCTTCACAAGAGCCCCCTTCATTACTACATTCTCAAACTCAACTGGTTCATCTGTTGTCTTATTCACATCGAATACTTTCTTGTCATTATCATAAATAGTGAAGTTTTGAAACTTTCCATCCCGCTTCACAACCTTGTAAGTAAACTTTGGTGGATAAGCACTTGGTTCACCTGTGTCTGGGTTAAGTGAAATCTTTACCTGTGGAGTATATAGCTCACGAATCGCATCTTCAGAAATTTTCGCCTTCTTAAACCACGCATGCGAATTTTCCATAGCCGCCTTCATGATAAATTCATCCAATTCAAGAAACTTCTCCTTAAAATCATCCATCCCCTTCATTGATTGATTTATAGAAAATGTCATAGAGTACTTCCCCGTCTTCGAATCTTCCGGACCCTTTCCATCGTCTGCAAAGTAGTTTGGATCCCAGATGATTTCGGCTTCTGGCGTTGTTACATAGAATGGATTGATTCCACCATTGTAGTTGAGGTAAATCATCTTACCTCCATTATCAAGTGTCTTTGGTGTAGAGAAAGCCAACTTGCTGATATCAATTGCAGATGCTCGCATTGAACTTGCCATTCTTGTTCTGTGTTGTTTAGTTGTTCTGTGTTGTTTGGTTGTTCTGTGTTGTTTAGTTGTTCTGTGTTGTTTTAGTTGTTTTGATTGTTTTGATTGTTTTGATTATACTCTACTAATATCAAGTTTCAAATTTTTAAGTATTTATTCAAGGATTTTATTTATCCATTTTATTATTTAAATATTTTTTTCAAAGAAATATTAAATACATATGTGTAATCTTGAAGCGTGCGAACGGAATTCTAAAAATAAATATGGGGGATATTGTTATAAACATCGTCAAAGATATCTTGTTAAAAATGATTTAATTATAGTAGAAAACTTTACAAATAATCATTCTGATTATTTAAAAAAAGATATTATTAATTCAATAAAGAAATATGATGATATTACATCCGTGAATACCAAATTAAAGAAAGAAGAACTATTTGAAGTATTAAAACATTGCATCACAACTCTTTTGAATTATTCTAAAAAAGATATTTCTAAAATAATTAAGATACAAACATTTTTTTTAAAAACAAAAACAGATAAATTAAATAAACTTCGTGGAGAAGGATTTTTTAACAGAGAAAAAACAAATAATGATACTGATTTTTTTACTTATGAAACAAGTGATGAAATTGAAGATAAATATTATTTTTCATATACAGATTCACAAAACATTATTTGGTTTTTTGATATAAGATCATTTTGTCGCTTAATTGAATTAAATCAACCAAATCCATACACAATGGTTATTATCCCTAGAAACGTAATTCAAAATGCTCTTAAATTATTATCGATTTTAAATCTTGGTGTCGATGATGACGTTATTAATCAAAAACAATTGCAAATATCAAGAAAACAATTAATTAAGCAAAAATGTATTGATTTATTTTGCGAAATAGAAAGTACAACAATGTATTGTCATCCCGAATGGTTTTTAACACTACATATTGGTTCCCTTAAAAAATTATATCGCAATTTAGAAGATTTATGGAATTATAGACTGCAAATTACAAATGAGATTAAATCAAGGATATGTCCTCCAAATGGTTTGGCCTTTAATATAAGTGTTAATGAAATAAATAATTATCGTAATAGATACGAACTTCAAAATCTAATACTCAATGAAGTTATAAAATTTCAAAATTCTGAAAATATTGAGGATCGTAAAATGGGATATACATATTTTATGATTGGTATGGTTCGGGTTTCGAAAGACTGTTATGAGACCCATCCATTTTTAGCTGTTTAGAATTAAGTGTTAAAAATTAAGTGTTAAAAATACTTAAAAAAATAATAAGTGACTATATCATAATAAGCGCGGTTAAAGATATAAAAAAAAAAATAATTATATAGAAAGTAATGGTACAAGCAAAGAAATCTTCCAAAAAAACATCAACGAAGAAAGTGGTTGAAACTCCCCCACCGGAACCAGTTGTTGAAACCCCGGTTGTTGAAGAACCGGTTGAAACATCTGATGCAGATGAAAATTATGATGCTGAATTCAGTGAAGTTAAGGATGCATTGAAGCTTGCCCTTGACGTAATCAAAGGATTAAGTTCAAAAGTATCCGCCCTTGAGAAGCGTGTCGTTCGGGACCGCAAGGTAATGAACAAGAAAATGAAGGGTCGTGCCAAGCGTGTTGTTGATCCGAACAAACCTCCAAGTGGATTTGCCAAGCCGGGGCACATTTCTGAAGAACTTGCTAAATTTCTTGGTCTAGGAAAAGATGAACTAATTGCTAGAACGGAAGTTACCAAGCGCATCACCAAATACTGCCAGGAAAAAAATCTTCAGAAGAAAGAAGACAAGAGAACTATCAATGCAGATAAGACGCTTCGTGACCTTCTCCGTCTAAAGAAAGGTGATGAACTAACATTCTTTAATCTTCAGAAATACATGAAGGTCCACTACCCTAACAAGGATGGTGTTTATATTCATGTATAAATTGATTTTTCATTGAGTGTCATTCTCATAGTTGTAAACAAAAACCCAGATTTATCGGTATTATTAAACCTTCTATTTTTTTTGACTACCTTTTCATTTTTCTTTAAAAAATTTAAAAATGATTTTTCATTTTTAATTTTTACATATCTTTGATTTTCAAGCCTACAGTATTTTAATAATTTATTTAATCCCATATATAATTCATTTCTTATAACGAAATAAGAAAGAACATTTGTATGTTTGTTTATATCTATCTTTTTTGGACCATCAATACTGGTTAAGTACATCACTTTTTCGGCTTGATATTTTGCAAATTCTTTTTCAAGGGCGATTAAAATAAGAAATAGATTATATTTATTTCTCCCTACTTTTTGTGAAAGTAAATAACAATTAATAATATTCGCCCATAATTCTGTATAAGCTTCATTTGTATTCATATTTTCGGATGAAATATTATATTTCTTTTTATAATGTTTAATAATTTCGTTTGAATCATTATAATCATCCAATTTGAGAGCATGTATTAATTCGTGAATGAATACTTTTAATAATTCTTCTTCTCTATAAATCACTATTTTTGTTACCTTTCCACCATGTTGACAAAATCCCGAATTTACGTTATCTTCAGATAATATTTTAGTTGTTTTATTAATCTTTTTATTTTGATTTACCAAATATAAATCTATTTCTAAATATTTGATGGGTGTATCCGTTAATGAGAACATAAATTGTAAGATAGAGTATAAATTATCTAGTAATTTATCATTATTTGTATCTGAATAAATATTGATTATAACGATTGATTTATTTATTTCGATTGTTTCTGTTTGTTGAGAAAATAAGTATGTTTTTTGAATGATACTTTTTGCACCAGCATTAATACCAATATCAATTTGTTTTTTACTTTGTATCTTCGATAATTTTTTTTTAACAGGATGTTGAATTAACGAATTAAAAAAATCATAAATTGATTTTAATTCGGATGAATTTTTTAATTTTATCTGTGAAAAAAATTTATCTCTTAAAAAAATAGAAGAATCAGTAAACATATATATATATAATATTATCTTATAAAAAAATGCATTACAAAAGTGCATGTATCATTATCAATTACAATATCCCCTACATATTTACGAAGATATAAATAATAAATACCATTATTTGTGATTATATGTATTATTTTTAAAATATTATTTTCATAATCTTCGTTCGATAATAAAAGATTAATTGATGTATTTTCATATAACATTTTTATATCTATCGTTTTTTGAGATTTAACTAATTCTTTTGAGGATTGTTTTTTAAATCGTGTCCATAAATCCTGTTTTATCTTTTCGGGGATTGATTCATATAATAATTTCATTAATTTAAATTCATTTGAATTGATTATCTGATAATAATATGTTTTCATAAGTTCGTAGTCTTCATCCGTAAAGTTAACGCCTTTAAAATACATTTTAATATCATATTTTTCTCTTAAGGTATCATCATATAATATTTCATATGCTTCATTTATTTTTTTGAAATTATCATCCTCACCATTATTTTTATCAGGATGATATTTTAGAGATAATTCATGGTATTTTTTTTTGATTTCACACTTTTTACAATTTTTTTTTAATTCAAGGATTTGATAATAATCATCCATTAATTATTTATCTGGTTATTAAGGTTAAGTATTATCGCTTCGATATGTATTAATTCACGATATGATTTTTGTAATAAATGATCTTTTTCTGCAATAAATTGAATCCTTTTTTGACTACATATCCAGTTTTCTTTAATATATCTTTTTAGAAATTGTTGTATTGGTATATTTATTTCTTTAATCGTAGATGAGAACTTTCTGATAGAACCGATTAATTTTAAATTGATTGTTTGATGATATATTAATCTACAAAATTGTTTATATAATATTTCATTAATATCAGTATATTTTGTAATCGTATATTTATTGATGATAAATGATAATTTATACTTTTTGCAATCCTCAAATAATAAATATGGATTATAAGAAATTTGTTTCTCTTCAAAAAAATTCTGTAAGTATAAATAATTATCATGGATTGACGGGGAAATACGAATATTAAAACACCTACTTTTGATCGGTTGAATTATCTTATTGTATCTGTTTGTAATAATAATAATTTTACTCGTAAAAACACATTTTTCAATTATTACTTTTAAAGAATTTTGAATTGTTTGATTCATATATTCAAAATGATCTAAAATAATATATTTTGAATGATTGTTATAATGGTTATACGTACTTACTATCCCTTTAATAAACTCTAAAAATAAAGTTTTTTGATTAATTGTTTTGCAATCGATGTAGTAATAATCATTATTATACGTAAAACAATAATTATCAGAAACATTTTCAAATAGCTTTGACGGATAAATAAAAGAAAACAATTGAGTGACTAAATAAGATTTTCCAATCTCTTCAGTACCCGATAAAATAATGTGATTATGACTTTTATTTTTTAAGAGAAAGTATAAACAATATGCTTTTTTATAGTGCAATAAATTTATAATTTCCATGTATCTTAATAACAATATTTATGTTTGTTTTTAATATTTTTTAGATAGAAGATATTAGTATAATTAAATATGCATTTAATAATTAATAACAGTAATTTTAAAGAAGATAAAATATATATTAAACATTCAAAAAATACAAAAAAAATACTATATACCCTTGGTGATATAGCAATTATAGGGATCCCTTTAAAATTAAATAAGATTCATATTATTTCGCAAACAAATAAATACATCAATTTAAATATCGAAACATCCGAAGAAAAGCTTATCTTAAAAAAAATAGATGCTTTTTTTTTGACTAAATATGGAAATTACTATTTTTCATTCATAAAAGATGATATTTTAAAAATAAGGAAAAACGATACCACTTTCTATAAAGAAAAAGATGAAATTTATATCTCAATTACAAATATTAAAAATAAATCTTCGTTTATAACAATTCAATTATTTACTATTTAAATTATAGAATTGAAATGGAAGAAACATTTTATTTATTAGCAAATCCAACCCGATGTTATCAAAGAAAACCACGACAAACTACGATAGATGAAACTTTATTAAGACTGCTTAATAAAAAATTCACAGGTTTAAAAATATCATCTGAAAATTATAATAATAATATAACAAAAATTGAAAGAATATTTGAAGAATACTATATAAAAGAAACAATTGCAAAATTAATAGACGAAGTTGTCGAAAAAGTTGTTAATGAACAAGTATTACTATGATTTAATTAAATCAAAGCTTAAAAAAGATATTGAAACCAATCTCATATCATGTAATAAACATCACGAAGAATTAATAAAACAAGAAATCGAAACATTTTTCATCCAACATAAAATGATTTTTGAAGAAGAAAACATTACAACTGGGACACACCAGGTAAGGAATAGAGGTGCATATCAAGGTAAATGTAATCGTTGCGTTGCTCTTGTATGGAATGAAGGACATGGCGGTCAATGTTCCCGATCTAAAAATAAAGATTATGGTGATTTTTGTAAACAACACTTTAAAAAAGGTGATAATGGATGGTGGTTGGGCACAATTGAAAAAAGAATTGAACGACCCATAGATTCTAGAGGGAAAATACATGTTTGGTTAGAAAAATGATAAATCAAAATCCAAACAAATATCTTTATTCTTTGATCGTAGGATATCACGTATTAAATCTTTTGAGATATCCCCTTTTTTTACCATATATAAACCGACGATCAATGGGGCCACCGTCAACCCATTGTAACAATAAACAAAAATATTATTTTCTTCAATTTTATCATCAATAAAATCAATTATTTTATCGATATTTTCTATCAACATTCTAATATCTCTATTTTGATCTAATTTATCTGATAAAGGAACCCTTATTTTTTTAATATTTGGAATATCTAAAAACCCCTGTTCAAAAGTACAATTAATTGCAATTGAGATTAGATTATCTTTATAAAAATCTTCATTAAAAGCATCATTTATATTCCCTATCCATATCCCTGAAAGGATTTCTGTTATCATCTTTAAATACTATATAATATTATTTATTTTTACAAACAAATTTGATAACTTATTTAAAACTATCGGGGTAAATAATTAACGAAATGGATTTTGAAAAACATTTTGATTTTATTGATTCATTAAATGAAAGTGATGATGAATCAAATAAAAAAGGGAAACCATGTTGCTCACTAAAAGAGAATGTAGAGATAGAACAAGGTATGACAAAATGTAAAGTGTGTTCAAATATCATTAGTAACATTGTGGATAATCCAGAATGGAGATATTATGGTTCAGGCGATAATAAAACAACCGATCCAACTAGATGTGGTATGCCAGTAAATACATTGTTACCTGAATCGTCTGTCGGTTCTTCAATTGGATATAATAGCAACACAAAAACCATGAATCAAATAAGAAAGTATCAACGATGGAATGGTATGCCTTACAAGGAAAGAAGTTTATACAAAGTATTTTTGGAAATACAAGAAGTATCTAAAAAAAATAATATCCCAAATATAATTATTACAGAAGCAAAATCACTCTATACAATTATTTCAAAAACAAAAATTTCAAGGGGCGCAAACCGCAAAGGTATTATAGCTGCGTGTGTTTATTTCGCGTGCAAAGAATGTAAGGTCCCTAGAAGCTCAAATGAAATAGCCGAAATGTTCAGTCTTAAAACGACAGTAATGACAAAGGGTGTGAAAAAAGCACAAGAAATTATTTCAATGAGTAAAAAAGATAAAACAAGATTGTCAAAAAAAACATCAATTAATCCTAAAGATTTTATCGAACGGTTTTCGAATAAATTAAACCTATCAAAGGAATATACAAAAACGATCACTGATATTTGTGAAAAATGTATGGAGGAAAATATAATTTCAGAAAATACACCACCTTCAATTGCGGCAGGATGCATTTATTATTTCATTAAAAAGGAAGAACTAACAAGTATTACAAAAAAAGATATTTCAAAAATTTGTAAAATATCAGAAGTTACGATTAATAAATGTACAAAAAAGATAGAAGCAAATAGTTTATTTAATTAAACTTGTTATCATATAATAAAAGATAGATACTAATAGTGATTTAATCACAACAAATAAGAATGTTGATTGTTCATTTTGAATATCATAAAAGATAGAAAATTGTTTAAACCTTAAAAATGAATCTACTTTAGTAACGTTAAAAAACATAACAAGGATAAATACAATAAATGTGTACCGTGACATCTTCATTATTTTTTTAAGATTTTCAGGACTTAAAAATCCATCTGATTTTTTTTCGTCTATCTCTTTTTTCATTTCTTCAATTTTTTCATCCATTTGTTTCTGCATCAGTTGTTGTTGCTGTTCAACCTGATGGTTTTGATTTTGATTTTGTTGCATTTGCTCCATTTCTTTCATTCTTTTTTGTTGTTGTTGTTGTTGTTCATACATCATTTGTTGGTGATATTGTTGTTTTATTAACATTTTTTTTTCTTCGGGGGTCAAATGAGGGGGAATATTCCCTCCACCCTGTTGCTGCTGGTGCTGCTGTTGTTGCTGCTGCTGCATCTGTTGCTGCTGCATCTGTTGCTGCATCTGTTGCTGCTGCATCTGTTGCTGTTGCTGCATCTGTTGCTGTTGCTGCATCTGTTGCTGTTGCTGCATCTGTTGCTTCTGCTGCCCCTGCTGTTGCTGTCCTGAATTATTTAAATCATTAATAATAGAATTAACCATTGAATTTTCTTCGTTGCTTAACTTATTATTATTAACATCATTAATAAGATCATCAATATTTGTTCCCATTTATCAATGACATAATTATATTTTTATTAAATAAACGTATAATTATATCTTTATAATATTTGGTTGTATAAGGCATTCTTGGGATAATACAATTGAAATTATAACACCAATAAAAATACTCATAAAATTTTTAATTAAATACTCAAAATCACCCATTAAATATACTATATTTAATATTTTCTTTTAAGTATAAAATTAATTTTTAAGTATTAAATTATTTTTAGAAATGAAAAATAAAAATGCAATTGTTACACTTATTGTTATCAATACTAATTTAACGTTAAGATAGCTACTTATGAACTTCAGATTTGAATGATTGATATCTTTCATATTATAATTTAATCATAGATTATATTTATGCAAAAAAACTAGAATGAATACCCCTTGGGATATCTTTTTCTTGTTTATTCTCTTCCGTTTCTGATTTTATTAAATCTGTATCATATGTTTCATAATCAATTTCATACATAAAATCATTTGAATAATATCCTTTTAAGACTTCGGTTTGGGTGTTTTTTTCCAGACCCTCAATAGTATTATTTTTATCCCAAGAATTACATTTTGGGGCCCCCCATTTTTCAGAACACATTTTTCCGAAATTGTTTGATTCACGATAATTACATGTTTCGATATATGTTTCATCTATATCTTTCTTTTCTGAATCATTTTCTGAATCATTTTCTGATGATTCTTCAAAACCTTCGTATATATTACGGCGTTTTTTAATACTTAAAATATAGATTACGATTATTATTACAGGTATAATAATATATTTATTCATATAAATATAAAATAAAATAAAATAAAATGTCAATGCAATCAGATCTAGAGATTCTATCTGAAATGTTAGGGGGAGTGGGAGATTCTCCATTTGGAGAAATTATTCAACCCGATCAAGAGAATAGTTATTACAGTGCATTTGGAATCGAACTTCTAAAACAATTTCAAAATAATGATCAATATTATAATTTTTTACTATCAATTGTTGGTAATTTTCAACAATTAGATGAAGAACGTAAAGAAATGATTCAAAATAAAATGGAAATCTTTCCAAAAACAATTATCCAAGAAAAAATTGTTTATAAAGAAAAAAAAGTAACTCCTAAAAAACCTAAATTAAATCGGGGGACAAATAGAAATCAAAATCAGGATGATTATTAATCTTCGTCATCTGAAATAAGTTGAAACTCATCCAATGGTTTAAATACTGTTTTCTTTCGTCGTTTTTTTGAAAATTCGACACGTTTTTTAAGCTCTTCAAGTTCTACTGCATCATTTTTATAATGAATAAGATCATTATAGAATGTTAATATCTTATCAATCTTTTCAATCCACCAATCTTTATCTCTATGTACAAGTGTACATTCGTATCTTTCTATCTTCCAATACTTAATTTCAAAAAAGTTTTCTTTTGTTTTATAGGTTTCAACAATTGATTCTATTTCTTCATTTTTTTGATTTAATGGAAAATATTCATATGATAATTTTTCTCCTTTCTTATATGTTGCAACAATACCTTTTGGATAATTTAAGTGTGTCCTACCTTTTTGAATCTCACCGTCGATTTCAAAAACATCTTTACAATAATCATCGTATGTATCATAGTCAACAAGTTTGACTTGGAAAAAGTCACATTCATCTAAATCACATACCTCGAGTTGCCCTTGAACCTGCATTAAATAATGCGGTGGTACAGATTTTGTAAATTTTCTTTTCGGAGGACACTTTATTTCAACCATCCTTGCAATATGTTCTTCGGATCCAGTTTCATCACAGATACCGTCGGGTGAAGCACCAAATGCTTCAAACTCCGGATGTGGTACCATTCCAAAATCAAGGATGTTTACATTAAATAATTCTTCATAAAACATAATTGCAACATCTTCATATTTTACACCCCATTCTGTAATTGGGTTTGGTTCAAATGGCTTTTCAACGATTTTATCAAGTATAAGTTCATCTCTACTTTGAAAATGACAATGTCCTACTGCAGATGCTAATGAACTTGCTGTTAGTTTATCTTTTCTCATTTCATACCATTCTTTTGAACGTTGTTCAGGGAGTTCTAATTTTTTAAGCTTTTCAAGCTTTTTGACTCTATTAATTCTATTTTTTTCGGTTATTTGCATTTTTTCAACTTTGTCTTTAATGAGCTTTTTAACTACATATTTTTCTGCGTTATTTGTTTCATTTAAACACTTTAAATATTCGTTAATAATATCCTCACTGTTAAGTGTACCATTATAATTATTAATGAAATTATCAATTGTATCTTTCATTATATCCATTTATATACTATTATAAATACACTTTCAATTTTTAAGTATAAATTTGAAACGCTTATTATATTTAATATTAATTGAAATAAGATTATTAAGATTGATTGAAATAAATAATGGATTTAACAAGTGATTTAATTGTTGATTTAACAAGTGATTTATTTGATAAATACACGTGTTTCTGTTGTTCAAAAGAACATACAGAAAAACCATGGATGATAGTTAAAAATCATAATGAAGGAAATAAAGATTATAATATTTGTTCTTACACATGTAGTCAACGTTTCACAACATATTATGGTAATGGTTACTGGAATGATATTCTTAATAAAGAAGATTTTAGCGACCCTCGTCCAATATATCGAAAAAATACAACTTACGAACGCAAAGATATAACAAGTGGATTTGATGTCGAACAAATTCGCGAAGAGATTATGAATGAAGAAATTATAAACGAAGAATATGAACGGGGGATGTTAGATTATACATCTTCATCTGACGAAGATATTTATAGCGAGGAAAATTACTAATAATATTTTATTAAAAAGAATAAATGTTAAACGAAATTAGTGGAGATAAATGTTTTGAAATGTTAGACAAAGATAAATATATTTTTTTCTATTTTGGAGCATCGTGGTGTGGTCCCTGTCAACAAATCCGACCTAAAATAGAGGAATTATCAAATAAATATGACCCAGAATTAATCGAATTTTATAAAATTGATATTGATGAAAAATCAAATAACACCTTTTGCAATAAATGTGAAATAAAAGTTGTCCCATCCTGCCTACTTTTTAAAGGTCGGTCTTTTATTAACCGTATAAAAGGTGGGAATAATATATCAGGTATAACTACAATGATAAATGAAGCATTGTTTCCTTCGACTATTTTTCAAGAACCCAAAAAAATACAGGTAAAGCAAGTAGAAAACGATCCATTTGAAGAAAACCGAAAGGTTTTTAATAAAGATAATTTTTAATATATTATAATATAAGATGGATGTAATAAAATTAGAACCATTAAAAATAATCTTTTTCATAATTACTGTTTTATTAATACTTAATCCAAATCGTATTATTGAAGGATTACACTAACATTTTTTTTTATAATTCTATAATATATTTTTTTATAATTCTATAATATATATATATATGGATACATTAATAATTGTATTATTTGTTTTAGTTATTTTTATCATAATTGTTTGTTTCGAAAATGGAGGATTACTAAAAAATAAAAAAGGAGATATCATCGAGGGTGTTGAGAATTATGATGAATATGTAGATGTAACAAGGAGATTATCAAGCCAAGGTTTATGTCGTGACGAAAATGATGAATTCATTTATCCTTCTGATAAACCCACTTGTGTGGGGACAAATGGATATAAGCTAACTTTTACGAGTCCTACCGATAAAAGATCTAAATTAGAAACGATACTCCCTACAAGTGACGAAGAAGAAACGTCCCGATTAATAGAAAGAGAAGTTTCGTTGGAATACGGCGATATTGTCATGATTGACGGTCGTGAAGATGAAATGTATATTTACAGAGGTATTGACACTATAAACCTCGAAACACATACTGAAAAGATTGCATTATTCCCTTATTCTCACGAAGTAGGTCCTGACAATGAAAAAAAGTTTGAATACTGCTACGATGAAAATGATGGATTTGTTCAATCATCTATATCACGAGATGATTGTTCCGGCGATAATCAAGTTTATTTTAGGCCGGTAAGGGATTCTAATCTTGATTTGACGAGTTTAAGTGATAATTTTAAAAGTATATCATGTACAGAAAATGATGATGGTATAACAACGACGGGGAATGGAATAAAATGTTTTGATCCTCAGGAAATAAAACAATCACATTGCACCCTTACAGACGAAGGGACTGGGAATATATCTCAAATTAGACCTGTTTCTTTTTGGAAATCAATATATAAAACAGGTAATCAACAAGATATTAATGAACAAAATATAGAAACTTTGTGCGAGGGAAATCCGACAGGACACACGTGGACACATAATAGTGATTTATATACTATGGGGGATAGTCAGAGATTTGCCGAAATTGCATCACAAGTTGAACGGAATAGTGATTTAATTACAGGATTTAATGATAATGCAATCGATCAAATATCAAATGAAAGATCTCAGGCCCTACAGTTTAGTATCTTACCTGAAAGTCAAGCAGAATTAGAAAGAATGCAAGAGGAGCAAAGGGACGCATACCTTGATTCGACGTGCGCATTTGAAAGCGAATTAGATGAAAATAGAGAAGAATACCATGGTAATGATCATCCAGATCCCAGCCGAAAAACCATAAACCTTTATTTGTGTCCTGGAGATAATTCAGAACTTTCTGCAACAAATATTAGAGAAAATTGTAGTCGTAGTCAAATGATATGCGATACTAACTTTGCAAAAGATGATCCTAATATAAATTTAAAACAAATTAATTGCGTGGATGGATTTTTTAATTATAGTGGATGTTTACCAAGTGAATGTACTCTTCCGGGTGATTTTCATAATAAATATCAAATGATAGATGGAGATACACCTCAAGGGGGGGCAGGTGTAACAGTTAATATTAATAATCTAAAAGATATGTATGATGATACATTAAAAGTAAGATGTGCGAATGGATATAATGGCGAACCCATCATCTCTTCGTGTATTGAAAATAGTGAATTAATCATTTCAGGTTGCGATGAAAATACATGTCGTTTACCCGATAATACAAACGGTTATACAATCCCTAATGCAGACTCAAATGTTACCAAGGAAACATTCAATACCAATAATAAATTAGATCGTTCGTTTCTAACAAATCAAGATAATAATAGTAACTACCTAAAATGTGAAAGTCCAAATAACTTTCATATCAATAGTAATTCACAAAATGTAGTTAGTGAAGTAAGTGATTTCATTGATGATTTTAATAATGTAAATAAAGAATTAAAAAACCATACGAACTATCCAAGTGTTACCTGTGATACACCCGATGAAGGTGGAGGATATATATTTAATTTAAGTGGATGTTACGAAAATAAATGTTTAAATCCGACCAAAGTAGATCAAAACCGTGTTTATGAAACAACTGTAAAACCATTACATATAAATGATACCGAAAAAATAGTAGAAAGTGTAAATAATAAGTATGAAATGTTTGCATATGAAGATATTACATCAAATAATTTTACATTAACTAAAAACGAAATTAATAATAAGTTAAAATGTGGTATGAATTACACAAAGGAAGGTTCCCCTGATTCAACCGATGAAAGTACAAAGACAATTGAAACTCAAAATATTCAATGTTATAATTTTTATGATTATTTAAATATTTCAGATGAAGAAAATAAGCAAACACCATTTTATCGTCTTATGCTTAATGACGATATTGATCAACCGGAATACTCTGAAATGCCTGCAGACTTTTCTTCTTTTGGATCTTGGTTGTCAGAAAATGTAAGTATCAATCGCAGCCTACCATTCTCTGTGAAAGGATGTTTGGAAAATAACTGTAAATGGCCAACCCAACCAGAAAGTTATGATAGACCAAAGATAAGGAGTTCTAATATAGAATCAATTGAACAATATCAAACCAGTGATGGTCGTTATAAATTAGGATATAAAAATATAGACCCACAATCTGTAAATACCGCTAAAAGTTTTGTTGGATATAATGACGATGGGTCAACAACACTTGAATGTTTTGTGCCAGACGAAGATGGTAATTGTGAAGATGAACCTGAATTCACAAATGAAGAAATTAACCAACTAAATGAAAATATATCAGCAGAAATAAGAACAAAAGGACAACCAACTTCATTAACTTCAGAACAATTAACAAATGTAGGGAGAGGTGGACCCTTCGCAGTATCGAGGTGTTGGCATCGGGCGGTTGAATCTGAACCTCCGTCCGTAATATGCAATGGTGAAGATTGTGCAAGAGAAAATAGTGAATGTATTGCAGATGTTTCTGGATGTTCTCAAAATGAGTGTTTATTAAATGAACAAGATGCAGAAACCGGTACAAGGATAACAGTTGAAACATCCCCTGGTGTTTATCAAACAGTAGGGGGTCCATTAAAAGAAAATATGAATATTTCATTTAATGTTGATAAAATTAGAAATATAACTTGCGATGAAAATTACTCAAAACCCAATATCTCCCCCAATGATAGTGAAAAACCTTTCGGTGGTGGAGAAGGTGTGGAGAATATTAAAATAAAATGTCTTGAAAATTTGGGTACTTTCACGCTTGAAAATAAATGTGGGGTAACAGAGTGTACTCCAAATACAATTGATTCTATCGATGGACTGATTCACTTGAAAGATAATTCACACGATAAACATTCGGTGTGTCCTATAAAATCGTTTGTAGATACACATCGCCATGCATACGGCGATAATCTACCCACCCAAATTAATGTGGACCTTCTGGAAACAATAGAATCTGAAATATGTTCTTTATCATCAAGTGTGAATGAAACAATTGACGTTTATAATAAAAATAGATACCAATGGAATGGAGACAATTATGTATGTGGTTTACCAATTGTGGATAATATTGAAAATAAAGGATTGTCTTCTGTCGGGGTTGTTTCAGAAAAATGCAATTATGCCGAAAATAGTTTCGATGACCCAAAAAGGACTGTATCTGGTTGTCAGCCAAAACTCTGCACATTGCCCAGCGTAAAACCGATTGGATATGAATATAACTCGTCCATATATCCATATATGGTAAATGGTTCTACATCTTCGACAGACATTATTGTGAATAGAGGGTATTTCCAAACGGTGGAAGAACCATTAACGTTCTTGGAAAACCCCGAACATTTTACAAGCACAAATATACCAATAAGCTGTAGTGAAGGTTATAATGGAGAGGTAGAATTAAGCTGCGAACAAAATGCTGAAGAATATTCCGGCGTTACACAAATTTATAATGAGTTAACATTATCAGGTTGTGAAATAAATCGTTGTCGTTTACCTGATAATTCTACAGATTATGTTGATCTAGAAAATGGAGTTGTTGCGGATGGTACGAGTTTATATGAACCTGAATATATCAATTCAAATATTGTATGCAAAACTAATAGTTCTCGAAATATGGACACACAGATTTTATGTGAATCCCCAGATGGTGTTTTTAGTGGAATTGAAGAATTTTGTGTAGAAAATGTATGTAGAATACCAGAAACTATTTCGATGCAAGATGAAACGCACGTAATAAGGGTGGGTTTATCTGATGGAACATTCCCAGATTCAGTTGACGCGGATGATACAACCTTAACAACATATCTTACATCGGTCGGAAGACATAAAGATCCACGTCAACTCTATCAGGAACTACCATCTGGAAGTTTATTTCATAATTTGTCAGATTTAGATATTTCTTGCTGCGAAAATTGTTATGGAAGTTCAGTCTTAAACTGTCCTACAAATGAAACCGATTTAGAAATCAGTGGATGTCAAGAAAAATATTGTCGTTTACCATCATTTTTAGATTCTAATACAATGCTTTATAATTTTAGTGCAGTAAGTGATAAACTCGAAAAACTAGAACAGATTCAAGAACAAGGGATTACAAAAGAACAATTATATGATACATTCAATCATTTTAGTATACCATTTAGTTGTTCTTCATTTGCAACCAGTGACGGGACAACCCCTATGGTTGAATGTGCTGAAAATGGACAAGATTTTACTTTAAGTGGATGTGGTCCATTAGAACATGACACTTCTAGAGACAATACAAATGGTTCTATAATCTATAGTTATTATCCATCCGGATGCAATATCATCAAAGAAAATGCATTTATTCATATCAGTGGCGCAGAATTATTCCAGACCGAAGAAGAATTTGGTAGCTCTATTACGCATAAATTAAGAGGAGAAGAAAATGGTGGTCCGGTAGAAGAAAAGGAAACAGGGTATTATTACAAAAAAATAGACGATAATGAAGAATTTTCTGAAGACCCACCAAATGAATGGGAAGAGAATGGTTGGGCTAAAATACCATACCATATACATTACGAAGAAAGAGATCAAAATGTAATCAATACTAAAATGAATATATTTATGGATAATTCAAAACAAATATGTGATCAAATTGAAACTTGCCATGGTTTTAATGTCATTCCATTTAACGCAATGAGTTCTGAATTAGATGCAATTTCAAAAGCGGATGCAAGAAATGATGATGGTTCTGTAAATATAGATGTTCTACGTGAATTCATTCAAAATACCGATAATAAGTTCCTTGAAATGGGAACGTTTAAGAGCGAACAAAAAGGTGGACTATGTGAAGGTAATGTTTCGATTTCACGATACGATTTCCATAATGAATGGGGTGGTTCTGACAATACAGAAGAAGGAAACCCGCTTGTTTACAATCGTCTACCTAACGGAAAAGATGTAGTATCGCATCGGGCTATACCCGCCAATTCTGCTGTTTACTTTAAAAAGATAATCGTAGACGAACCATCGGGTAATGGTAACAAAGGCTTTACAAATCTAGACGAACCATAAAGATAATATTCTATTTTATACATTCTATTTTATACATTCTATTTTATACATTTCATTAAGATTTAAAGATTTATCTTAAAGAATATTAAAGTGATTATGGACGGAGAAAATATTTTATCAACTACATTTGATACATTAGGTATTAATGATGATCTTTTAAGAGGAATTTATTCTTATGGTTTTGAAAACCCTTCAAAAATTCAGGGTGAAGCAATCCCAATTATCAATCAAGGTAATGATTTAATTGCGCAAGCACAATCGGGAACAGGTAAAACGGGGGCTTTTTTAATCGGTGCATTAAATCACATTGTCCCAAGCGAAAAAGAAACTCAAGTGTTAATACTTGCCCCGACCCACGAATTAGTTCATCAAATCTACGAAGTTGCATTGGAGTTAAGTAAATATTTAGAAATAACTATCATGGAGGTTGTAGGTGGGACAAATGTCGGAGAATGTCGTAGGGGGCTTGATAAGCTACCACAAATTATTATCGGTAGTCCTGGTAGGGTCCTCGATATGATTCAAAAAAACTATCTATATACAAACAAACTTAAAAAACTAATTTTTGATGAAGCAGATGAAACTCTATCATATGGTTTTAAAGAAACTATTTATAATATTGTAAAATCTGTACCAAAAAATACACAAATATGTTTATTTAGTGCAACTATGCCAGATGAAATTATTGAATTATCCGACAATTTTATGAATCGTCCCGAAAAAATCCTTGTACAAAAAGAGGCTTTAACATTGGAGGGTATCACACAATTCTATATTAATATGAGAATTAGTGATTGGAAATATGATGTCCTCAAAGATTTGTATGATACAATAAATATTGCTCAATGCATTATTTATATTAATTCTAAAAATAAATTAATGGAAATTTATGAAAATTTAAGTAGGGATGATTTCCCGGTGGCCTGTATTCATGGTGAAATGGATTCTGAATCTAGAAAAGATGTTATGAAAAATTTCAGAAGTGGACATACAAGAATCTTGCTTTCAACTGATTTATTATCGCGGGGGATTGATGTTCAACAATTATCCCTTGTAATTAATTTTGATCTACCTAAATCAAAAGAGGTATATATTCATCGCATTGGGAGAAGTGGGAGATATGGACGAAAGGGTGTCGCGATCAACCTTGTAACTGACAGAGATATGGACCATCTCAGAGAAATAGAAAAATTCTACGATACAGAAATAGTTGAAATGCCGCAAAATTTAGAAGATTATCTAAGTGTATAATAATATGGCTGATATAAAAAACTGTATGGGTCCGCTATGGACCCCACGTTTATGGGATGAATTAAATAAAAAAAATTATCTTAAAAATTCGAACTGTTATACTTATGCATTTAATTATGTTGATTATGGAGAAGAAAAGCTGCAACCGGGAGAAATCCATGGAACAAAATATAGTAAAACAACATGCGATGAACTAGTTCAAAAAATGAAGAATGATTATATCACAAAAAAGGTTGAAAAAGTGGATTTTGAAGACGAACTATCTTCAACCCGCTATAAAATAGCATTGTTTATCGATCCAGATGAAAGTAGAAAAGGTACAAGTAACCACGATAAAGATTATCATTTTTATAGACAGGATTGTGATGGATCATGGAGCCATAAACCTGGTACAAATGAAGCAACAAATGAAGATGCATCGGGTAATGCGATTCTAAATCCGGAAGAGGCTGATAAAAATTATCGAAAAAAATGTAAAAGAGAGGAAAAAGCAAAAGCAAAAGCAAAAGCAAAAGATGAAGGTGAAGATGAAGATGAAGATGAAGAGGATTGTGAAGATGATCATAATTATACCACGTTTTGTGGTTATTTTTCTGTCCCATTAAATAGTCTAGATGGGCCGGTGATAAGATTTATTGAAAGGGTTTAAGAATAAATTAGTATTTATTTATAGTATTTAAAAGGTGTGCGTAAATATGATAATAATATAATTTTTGTTATTTTAAATGGCGAGTAATTTAATTGTTGACCTTGATCCGGATAATAAAATGCTAAATTTAGAAACAAATGTTTCAGATTCAGGTATTAATCTTAAACAAGAAGAAGGAACGATGCTTGGTGTTGAATTATTGGCGAATCCAAATAATTCGAAAGCCGATTTAAGTGTTTCTGATAATATGGGTTCTGGTTATTCTAGCGGATACTCAAGCGGAGGAGACGAATCTGTAAAAAGCGGGAAAAATGTTACTGTGAATGAAGATTATGATTTTTTTAATAAAATAGAGGCAAATACAGATGGAAATATTAAAGAAGAAATTAAAGAAGTAAAAACAATGGGTCATCAGTCGGACGTTAAACAGATTCGTGCACCATTACCTGAAAATGATCCAATGATTAATAACATTAAAGGTGGCGAAAGTAGTGAGTTTCGTCCTATTCATGTAATGAATTCACAAGATATTAAAAACGAAAAAATAGATCTTATTTATAAGTTCAAAAAACTTGAAGGACAAGGGATAAGAACTACAATGAATTACAATATGAATTCTCAATTGGAAGACATGCGCAATGAATATTTTAAACTTAAAAAACAACGGGAAGTAGAAAACTCCGTTAAGTTCCAAAGAAAAATAATGATGGCGGCAATTACCGGACTTGAATTTCTAAATGGAAAGTTTGATCCTTTTGATATTAAACTTGATGGATGGTCGGAATCAATCAATGAAAATATTAATGACTATGATGAAGTTTTTGAAGAACTTGCTGAAAAATATGGTGGCAAATCTGAAGTGGCACCAGAAATTAAATTGCTTATGATGTTGGGTGGGAGTGCATTTATGTTTCATTTAACAAATACATTGTTTAAATCATCTATCCCCGGTATGGACGACATCATGAAACAAAATCCTGATCTTATGAAAGAATTTGCAAAGGCAGCCGTTGGATCTATTGGACAGCAAAATCAAGCAATGCCACAACAGGTAAAGAGAAATGTACCAAAACCACAAGCATCTAGAAAAGATATGAATGGTCCAGCTGGCATGGATGATATTATGAATGAATTAAATTTTCAATCAAATAATATCCCTGATTTAGATTCAATTTCTATTTTAAGTGGCGACACAGATAGAAAAAGTAGTGGTAGTGGAGGGGTAACACTTAATATCTAAATCACTTGTTTCATTTGATTTAATTCTTCAATAATTTGATCTATTTTTTTATCATTTGTAATCGTTTCATACTTTTCATTTTTATGTTTTTGATTGTTTAAGAAAAAAACATCATCATTAAACAATTCTGTTATAATCAAAATAAACATAATAGTAAGTACAATCGCGCATTTTATATCTCTTGTAGCCATGAAAAATGCACAAAAAATAAATATTTTTTTAATAATCGGATGGTGTATTAATTTTTTTTGATTTTCAGATAATTCTGTAATAATAAATCTACCTCCTATCGTAACAAATATCGTCATCATCCCTATAAAAAATTTATTTTGATTTAATCTTTCAATTGTATTTTCAATCATATATATATATATATTATTGTTAAAAAAAAAATATATTTATATATTAATATTCTATTATGATGATTTCACACGGAGCATTATTAGAAGATGTATATGGTACATCTGATATTAGTAAAAAGAAGAAAGATAGAAAGAATCGTAGTTTAAATAACGTACGGTTTTTACCCGAGCTAGAAAAAGATATCGAAAAGGAAAAGAAAAAACATATTTATCATAAACAACAATCAAATGAAAATAATATACTCGATGAACAATTTAATTCAAACTCAAATATCACCCCCTTTTCCGATGCAAATACATTTTTCGATTTACAAGGGTCTGGGCCACAGGAAAAAAAAGATTATGGTTCATACTTCCCTATAAACGATTATCAACTTGATGGAAAAAAATTAAATAATAATGATAATAATGATAATAATGATAATAATCTGAAAAACGTACCTCCGACTCAACGTGTAAACAAGGATAATAATCCTAAACGAACCCCAAATAATAACAATAATAACAATAATACGAATAATAACAATAATAACAATAATAACAACAATACGAATAATAACAACAATACGAATAATAACAATAATAACAATAATAACAACAATACGAATAATAACAATAATAACAATACTAACAACAATACGAATAATAACAACAATACGAATAATAACAACAATGCGAATAATAACAATAATACTTCATTAATGAATATTCAATTATCCAATAATGATTATCAAGAATATTTGAGATTCAAAGAATTATCCAATTCAAACAAACAGAATATTATGACGGGACAAATGGAATTATCACAAATCAACGAAGGTTTTGCAAATGTCAATGATGATTTTAATGATGTACTTTTATTTGGATTATTAGGTGTATTTTTCTTAATATTTACAGACTATATTTACAAACTTGGGAGAAAATCATATTAATTTAATTTATTTTTATAATATATATGAATTACTATATTCTTTTATTAATATTAATTTTGTTAGTAATCGCTAACAAAAAGACAATTGAAGGAAATTCAAATAATATTCAAACACTTGTTAGTCATTCTTCAAAATTAAGCGAAATTATCGACGGCACAGAACAAAAAATAAGATCTGTACTTGAAATACCGTCCGAAGAAATTGATTCTTCATTGAAAAAAACGATATTAAAAACAGAATATATTGCAAGTCAAAATAATGAAAATAATCTAAGTTTAGTTAAAAATACAGGTATTTGGAATGATGAAATATTAAATTTACTTCAAACATTTTCTGAAAAATACGATGAAACTAAAATCAGAGAATATCCTGGGGATAAAGAAGAAATTAAAAAAAGAATTAATGAAAATAAAGAAATAGATATCCAAAATTACGGTTATAGACATGAAATACTTCCAAAAAAATACATTAATAAAAAATACCGCGATTTGAAAGAAAATTATGATACATTAATAAATAATAACCAGTGTGAAGAACATATTATAAATGCAAGCGACAAAGAAAAAACAATATGTGATATCAAAATCAAAGAAAAAGAAGAAATTATTGAAACTAAAAATGATAAAATTAAACAATTGGGTATTAAAATTGCAAGAGAAACTCGTATTAGAAACCGTTTCAAAAAAATAAATGCTCAATTGAAAAATAGAAAAAAAATTAAACGTTCATTAAGATGGAATGCAAAACCATCCGGAGCTTTATATTATAATAAATTTCCATTAGATGAAACCGGGCATCATTTAAAATGCCGAAATAATCTTCGCAAAAAATCAAATGATCATGATGCTTGCACTAAATTATGTAAGAAAACAAGAGGGTGTAATTTTATATGGCAATATAAAAAGATAGATAGATGTTGTTTTAAAACCCGCCATACAAAAAAAAGAGGATTTAGAAATAATATACCTGGATGGTATACAAGGGTTTAATACTTATATATTAATACTTATATATTAATACTTATATTAATTCATTCATTTTTTGTCTCATTGCTGTCATATCATATTCATTATATAAATTTCCACTTGGTTTATATTCATCAATCAGTTTATAATCTCCGTTGTTTTTTTTCTTTTTTGGTTTTGTAGATGCTTTTTTTGATTTATTTAGTTCCCATGTTACAAAAAGCCAATTTGGATCGATATACATAAACTCAAAACCATCTTTTTGTAGGGCCTTGATAAGATATTCTTTTAAATCGTTGATGTTATACAATGGTACGCCTATAATAAACTCGGGTATTTGAAAAAAACAGAAAGTTTTTTCGTTTTTCGCATTATAGACAATACGATTGTGTAATTTTTTTAGTATATCATCAAACTTTTGGTATCGTTTGATATTTTTTTCATACATTGTTTCATAAAGTGAATTTATATTTAAAGAACTCATAATAATATTTCTATAAAAAAAAATTGAGATTATTATTATGAAAAAGATAGATACATTATTTTTATCGGGGGGAGGGATAAATTCATTTGCATTATTTGGTTCATTTAAATATCTTATTGAAAATGATATTGTTGAAAAAGATTTTAAAAATATTAAGAATATAGTTTGTGTTTCCGGTTCTGCATTTTTTATATTACCATTGCTTTTGGGGTATTCTTTAGATATTTTAACTAAATTAGCTTTGGAATATAAAACAGATAAATTAATTGATTATGATTTATTTGATATTAATGGACTTCTTATTGATTATGGTGTTTATCAAAATAATTTTTTTGAAGATTTATTCGGGATACTTTTAAAAAAGAAAAATTTATCAGCTGAAATAACCATGAAAGAATTATATGATTATACAAATATTAATTATGTGTTAAAAACAACCAATTTATCGAAATATAAAATAGAATATATTAATCATATAACAACCCCCGATATACCGGTTTTAACAGCAATTAAAATGACATCATGCATACCGTTCATATTCAAACCGATACTATATAACGGCGATTATTATGTCGATGGCGGTGTTTGTGGAAATTATCCAATCGAATATAATAAAAAAATCAAATCAAAAAACTATTTTGGTATTCATATTAAATCAATTCATAAAAATGAAAAAATAGAAAATATTTTAGATTTTTTCTTAAGGATAACAATGGCTCCAGTATCTCCATACGATGATATTCATAAGAAAAAGAAGGATTGTTTACTTTTACAATTTCGCAATTATAGTTTTCAAATGAATTTGGAAAAAAAAAATATTGTTGAAAAAATCGCATACAGTTACCAAAAAACAGAAGAATATTTTAAGAATCCATAACATAATCATTAAGGGATGATGTAGAATGTAAGTTGAATAAATGTGCACTTGTACTTGAAATAATGCACCTATATACATCGACCCAATTTTTATCAGAACTTTCAAAATATCTCCCACCAATAAATAGCAGCTTCTTTGTTTTCTCCCAATTATCAGGATCGGATGAAAGAAATCCAGTACTTTTTGTTAAGCCGATACCAGTTGTATTATTGATTTCTTTAAAAAGCTTTTCGATCGCATTGGTTTTTTGAATATTTATCATATTACGTTTTTTATCCTTGAAAAGCTTTTTTTTATCATTTTTGAAGGATCTATTTGCAAGTGTTTGATTCAGTTTATCTTTCTTTATTTTACGAAGAGATTTGTATCTTTCTTTAAGTTCATCAACCGCCTTTTCACTTAAATTACGATAATAAAACATATCATTATTAATTTTTTTCTGAATATAATTTTCATATTCTTCGTATTTCATACCATCTTTAAAAAATTCATTTTGAAGTTGATATAGCTTGTCCATTCCACACATTGATTTACTTACAAATTGAACATGTGTTTTCCTCCTCTTCTTACTTTCATTAAATGTATTTACACGTGTCCGTCCATCATATTTATCCCGCAAAAAACTCATATTATACTCTATAAAAAATATGTAATTTATTTTTAAATCATTATTACTTGAAAATTATAAATAATGTTTAATCGTCCATCGGCTTGAAATTAAAACGTGGTTTCCTTTTTGTACCATTTGGTGCTCCATCAGAAACTTTCATCCCAAATACACAACCATAATTGGTTTTCTCCTGTTGCTTTATAATTGATTCTTTTACTTCATTTCTTTCAGGTCGCTGTTTTGAATGGTATCCTTCTTCATCACACCATCTTTCCCAAGCGTCATAAAGTTCATCAAATCCACAAAATTCTTCGCACTCATCTAGGTCAACATCCATCCAATTTGCAATAATATCATTTGATGTTCGGTAAGCTTTGGTTTGATCTTTCACTTCCTTTGGAGGAAGAGTTCCTTCTTTATTATACCTACAATATTTTTCCAATAGTTTTACCATGAATAGTACATTCCATTGTTCGAGTTTCTTTGATAACTGTTCATCCGCTTTATATTGATGAGGATTGGCAGGAGATGGTCTAGGATCATCCATAAATTTCGAAATATATTCTACAACTTCGATGCGCCTCCAAATACCACCATCATTACCACCTAGTTTTGGAAGTTCATTACACATGAGAATAATTTTAAATTGAGGCTTAAACTGTGTTGTTTCCTTGTATAATCCACGAGTTGTCATTTTATCTCCACCAGACATGAGCTTCAATTTACCCACATAAATTGTATCTGTTTTTTCTGGTTCTGACATCCATACAAATCTGGCATGTTTAATACTTTCAAGTTCAGGAGATGCGCTGCTACTACTACCCTTTTTAGTTGTTAGATAACCCACATCCATTGAACGACTATAATCACCTAATGCGAACTCAATCATATCTACAAGCTTTGATTTCCCATTACCACCACAACCTGTCCAGAAGTAGAATTTTTCCTCTCTCACTTCACCAGATAAACAACTGGAAAGGAAACGCATTGTGTATTCTCTTACAGATTTATTTGGAAAGACTTTTTCTAGAAAATCATGTAGCCCGTTATTAATTTCTTCGTAATGGTCTATCTCCTTTACAACCTCAAGTATATCATCAATATCAATTGGCACCATTGATTTGGGGACTGGGAGAGAAATCTGTGTTGATAGACTTACATAATCAGATGGGAGACCGCCTCTAAAAATACTTTTATTTAAATCATAGATACCATTTTCAAATCCAAGTAGATGTTTTTGATCATCTAGTTTATCTGTAAATTTATTATCATAGAAATATTCTTTACATTCCTTCATAATTTTATCCTTATATCCAGAGTCTTTCAATTTAATAATAACTTTACTACAATTTGCAACACGATTATTATAAATATTCTGAAACTCCGAATCTTCTTCTTCTTGACTTGCGAGATGTTGATATTTTGTTTGGTAATAAAGATATACATTCACTATTTCATTTGAAAGTCTTGATCTTAATTTATGTCCTTGTTCCGTCATTTCCCAGCGCCCACCGATATATTCATTAAAGTAATACCATACATTCTCCCGTATATTCGCACATACAAAACAATCTTTGAAATAATGATAAATTACATTTGCTACATCCGAATGGGGTCCGGTACTTTTATCCCCCTTAATACTAATTTCAACCAATCTTTTTAAAGAATCTTTTAGAATATTATCATATTCTTGAAGATTGTCTTGTTTTGCCCAGTAATGTAATGATGCTATTGTTATTTGTTTATTATTATTTCTTTGAAACCAGTCCCATTGTTTATTACATTCTGTTGAATCATTATACATGCTCCATTTCTTACTAAATACGATCCATGTTGGTAGTAGATCATTTGAAATACCATGTAAACAATATCCAATATCAAGCCAATCAGTATAACTGCTGGCCCGTTCGACAGATAAAATCATCGTTAATTTTTTAGCAATATCAAGGTCATGCCTTTGTGTTGCTGATAAAACGGCAGGATGAATCTCAATCGATTCAACACTTTCCATTGAACTACTATTTTTTAGTTTTTTAGTTTTAAGTTTATTTTGAAGTGTTTCTGTATAGACTACATTAATTTCATCATGATTTGCAACACTATTTGATTTTATTATTTCCAAAGGTTCTTCAATATACATATCAATTGGTAGATTAATGAGTGTATCACTTGACATTTTTTTAATGTAAGTAAGTTTGTATTTAAGATCTTCTTTAGGTTTTCCAGAACCATAAATGAACCAATTTCCGCCTTTATAAATTGCATCATCTACAATCTCATCCATTACATTTGAAGGTGGTATTTTATTATTTTCAGTGAATATTCCATGGAAATCAGATTCAATAATTAATTCTCGTAGCTTGCGATAAGTTTTTTTCTCGGCTACAATATAAGGGAATAGAAAGTGAATACCATCTTTTGATTCATATCCCTGTTGAGGGGCATCACAAATATGTTCTTTTTCCATGATCCAACATATTTTTTGTTCTTCAGATAGTTCGTAGAGTGTTTCTATATTAGAAAAGAAGTTTTTAATAATAGAATTTAATATTTCTTCGTTATACTGTCTTACATTAAGTTTTTCTTTATATTTAAAATCGAGATCAATTACAAGACGACATTTATCTTGTATTTTTTCGACTATCGATATTTTATCTCCTTTTTCAAATAATGAATTATGTAATAACTCATAAAATTCATCTTGATTATCTCTTGGTATAGTATATGATCTACCTGGGCTAGGTGCATATATTATATGTGTGTGTTTACCATTATCCTTCTTTGGATATTTATTGAGAAAGGAAATTAATTTTTGACAAACCATAATAATTCTTATATATTTTAATTTTTATATATATTATTTTCAAATTTAAGGTTGTTATTTAAGAAATATATATATTATTTAATAATAATTATGGAGAAAAACGCTATTAAACGTATTCTTAATAAAGATATGAAAGAAATAAATTCGCAAAATTTAAAATCTCTTGGAATTTATATTGAGTTTAATGAAGAAAATATTTTACAAGCAAGTGCAATGGTAGTTGGTCCAAAAGGTTCCTTATACGAAGGTGGATTTTTATTTTTCAATATTGTATTCCCGAAAAATTATCCTTTTTCTCCCCCCGACGTTACCTATGTATCTAGGAATAAAATTAGGATTCACCCGAATATTTATACTGCGAGCGGTACTGCTGGGTTTGGTAAAGTATGTTTGTCGATATTAGGAACGTGGAGTGGTCCAAAGTGGACAACTATAATGGATATTACAACTGTCCTGATAACATTACAATCTTTATTAGATGATAATCCATTGCACCATGAACCCGGACAAGAAAATAATAAAACAAAACAAAATTATTTGTATAATGATGTGATTAAATATGAAAGCATCAATACATTACTATTAAAAAATATGATAGATACACCCTATCATTTTAAAATATTTGCAGAAGATATGGAAAACGAATTTAAGAAATATAAGGGGGGTATCCTTCGATTTTTAGAAGAACATAAGGATGAAAAAACAAAGAATGTAATTGTGGGGTTTTACCGAATAAATACGATTTTAGATTACAAACATTTACACTCAATATATAATGATTTTTTAAAGAAAAAATCGCCGTAAATTTGATAAATATATTTATAAATTAAATATTAAATATTAATAGTAATTAGAATGGATATTAAATTCTGTGAACAATGTGATATGAAGTTAGATTATTATACAAATACATCAATTGAGCCACCCGAATTATATTTGGGATGCAAAGCTTGCGGATATAAAGAAAAAGCAGAAGATAAAACATGTATTTATAATAATGAGTACGAAATAGAATTAAGTGAAATTATTAATCAAAATCAATATCTTCAATATGATATAACACTCCCAAAAATCAAAGGGAATCAAAATATTAAATGTCCTAATAAAGAGTGTGATTCAAATACAAAAAAACTCCCATCTGAAATAATATATATTAAATATGATCAAAAAAATATGAAATATTCATATATTTGCACTCATTGCAAACAAAATTGGACAAATTAAAGTTATTTAAAATTTGAAAAATTATTATAATATTATTATTAAACAATTAACAATGGAAGAAGATAATTCATCAGACGAAGAATATACGCCCCCAACCACTCAAAAAAATAATTTAGATTTTGAAACATTCTATCGGGATTATGAAAAAAATAAGGTTAACTATATCACAAATCCACGACTGAATAAATATGAAAAAACCAAAATAATTTCTGAAAGAGCTCAACAATTAGCGAATGGTGGCATTTCGTATTTAAAAAATCCCGAAAATTACAATAATGTGCATGAAATTGCATTGGAAGAACTAAAGCAAAAGAAAATTCCAATTATTATTCAAAGGACATTGCCCAATACTGTTGAATATTGGAAATTAGAAGATTGTGTCCTTTAGTTAAAACTTTTATATTTAATTATTTAATTATTTTTTTACATTTTTTCATAAAAAAATTATATATGTATAAATTATAAATGAAAAAAGAAGATTTATGTATGCTTTTAATCGTGATTGTTTTGGTACTAATTATTTCGAGGAATACAAATTTATTTGAAGGTTTTGATTCAAATAATTCTTCTGTTGGAATGCCCCCCGAGGGTGAAATAACACCTGAATTGATAGATGAATTAGTCGCAACAGGTGAGATGACAGAGGAAATGGTCGCTGAATTAATAGATTCAGGTGAAATATTAGAGGATGATATACGTGATATAATGGATATGGCTGAACCTCCGCCCCCAACACAACCGAGAGCGACGCCTCCTCAACCGAGAGCTACTCCGCCAACGCCACCGCAACCGAGAGCTACTCCGCCAACGCCACCGCAACCGAGAGCTACTCCGCCAACGCCGCCGCAACCGAGAGCTACTCCGCCAACGCCGCCGCAACCGAGAGCTACACCACCAACGCCGCCAAATCCACCGATGCCGCCGATGCCGCCGTCAACGCCACCTCAACCGAGAGCTACACCGCCAACGCCACCTCAACCGAGAGCTACACCGCCAACGCCGCCGCAACCGAGTGCTACGCCTCCAACGCATCCAACACCACCAACGCATCCAACACCACATCAACCGGGAGGTGTGAAACACCACCAAACGGGTGATCCATCACCATTTGGATCGCCATTTGAAAAAAATCAAAATGGTGCATTTGGACAAGGTTTTGTAAATGCTTTTGACGGAGGAATTGATTTATTCGCACCCGCTACAGAAAATCCAGGGGAAAAAATACCGGTATCAATGCAACAGGAGTATTTAACAAAGAAAAGCCTTGGCACCCTTACACCACAAATAATGCAGAATATTGAACAACCGCGGACACCTGGTGATTTAGCCGGTTCTGATTTTAAACCATTTGACCCATCATCTACATCAGGGGCTCTTCTAGATACTCAATTTGGAAATGTCCCGTCGGGCCCAGGGATGCAAGCACCTGGAGGGATGCAAGCACCTGGAGGGATGCAAGCACCTGGAGGGATGCAAGCACCTGGAGGGATGCAAGCACCTGGAGGGATGCAAGCACCTGGAGGGATGCA